ATGAAAATGCCCTTTCATCTGCCGGGCAGGCGCCCGGCCGAGCCCGTCGGCGTGCCCGACAAAAAGGCGGCGACAATGCTCTCCGCCATCGCCTTCAGCGGCGAGGCGCGCTGGTCAGGCCGGTCCTATGCCGCCCTTGCCCGCGAAGGGTTCATGAAGAACCCGGTGGCCCACCGCGCCGTCCGTCTGATCGCGGAGGCTGCGGGCGCCATGCCCTGGCAATTGTTCGACAACGGCACGCTCGTTTCAGACCATCCGCTGCTTTCGCTTCTGAAGCGGCCGAACCGGCGGATGTGCGGGGCGGATTTTCTCGAGGCGTTGTTCGGCGCGCTGCTGCTTTCCGGCAATGCCTATGTCGAGCCGATCGTTCTTAGCGGCGACCTTCGCGAACTGCACCTGTTGCGGCCGGACCGCATCCGCGTGATCGAGGGGCGCGACGGCTGGCCGGAGGCCTATGAATACCGCACCGGCAACCATGTGACCCGTTTTGCCGCCGACGGCGAGGGTCTGACGCTTCTGCACATGCGGCTCTTCCATCCGCTCGACGACCAGACCGGGTTTTCGCCGCTCGCGGCCGCCCAGATGGCGCTCGACCTGCACAACGCCGCTTCCGTCTGGAACAAGGCGCTGCTCGACAATTCGGCAAGGCCCTCCGGCGCGCTGGTCTACCAGCCGAAGGACGGCGGCAATTTGACCGAGGAACAGTATGAGCGGCTGAAACAGGAGCTGGAGGAGGGCTATAGCGGACCGGTGAGGGCCGGGCGGCCGTTGCTTCTGGAGGGCGGGCTCGACTGGAAGGCGATGGGGCTGACGCCGCGCGACATGGATTTCACCGAGGCGCGCAATGGGGCAGCTCGCGACATCGCGCTTTCCATCGGCGTGCCGCCGATGATGCTCGGCATTCCCGGCGACAATACCTATTCCAACTATCAGGAGGCCAACCGCGCCTTCTACCGGCTGACCGTTCTGCCGCTGATTGCCCGCACGGCCGCCTCGCTGACGGCCTGGCTGGAGCCGGCCTATGGGGCGGGGCTGAAGCTTGAGCCGGATCTCGACCAGGTGCCCGCACTTGCCGCCGAGCGCGATGCGCTTTGGGCGCGGGTCGGGTCTGCCGAATTCCTGACCGACGACGAGAAGCGCGAGGCCGTGGGGTACTGACACATGCAAGAGCATTCAGGAGGAGCCGCTATGGGCGAGGGATCGATGCTGGCCGATGAACTGAAATATGCCGATCTGTCGCTGACAGACCTTGCCGGCGACGGCTCCTTTTCCGGCTATGCCAGCCTCTTCGGCGAAGTTGACCTGGGCAAGGACATGATCGAGCGCGGCGCGTTTTCGCGCTCCCTGCAAAAGCGCGGGGCCGAGGGCGTGCGCATGCTGTTCCAGCACGACCCTTCCGAGCCGATCGGCGCCTGGCGCAAGCTCCGCGAGGATGGGCGCGGGCTCTACGTTGAAGGCGTTCTGTCGCCGGACGTGGCGCGTGCCCGCGAGGTGCATGCGCTGATGAAATCCGGCGGGCTCGATGGGCTTTCGATCGGCTTCCAGACCGTGCGCGCCAAGACGGACGCGAAGACCGGCGTGCGCCGGGTGCTGGAAGCCGATCTTTGGGAGATTTCGATCGTCACCTTTCCGATGCTGCCTTCGGCACGCATCGCCAGCGTGAAGCAGGCGGGTGACGCATTTCCCACCATCAGGGAATTCGAGCGATGGCTGACGCGGGATGCCGGCCTGAGCCGAAAGGCGGCGCGCCGGTTTCTGACCGGCGGCTATGACGCGCTTGTCGGCGGGCGGGATGCGGCCGGCGGCGATGACGAGATGGACGACGAACGCCTGCTCGGCCTTCTGCGCCGGGCACGGCGGATGATGTCGTCCTGAAGTTTTTCAAAGAGAGGAATTCATCGTGACCGATGCGAAGATGACAGCGGCGCCCGAGATCAAGAGCGCGCCCGCAAGCATTACCGAGGCCTTCGAGGCCTTCATGTCGAGCTTCGAGGCGTTCAAGGACGCCAATGACCGAAGGCTCGGCGAGCTCGAGAGCAAGATGGGCGAGGATGTGCTGACCCGCGAAAAGGTCGACCGCATCAACCGCGCCATGGATGCCCAGGCCCGCCAGCTCGACGAGATGCAGCTGAAGCGGGCGCGACCGGCGCTTGGGCGAGGAACGAGCCTTGCCGCGAGCGAGCACAAGGCTGCGTTCGAAAACTATATCCGCCGCGGCGACGAGCACGGGCTTCGTGCGCTGGAAGCCAAGGCGATCTCGACGACCGAAAGCGACGGCGGCTATCTGGTGCCGGAGGAGACGGATAGCGAGATCGGCCGCAGGCTTTCGGCCGTTTCGCCGATCCGTCGGCTGGCGACCGTGCGCCAGGTGTCCGGCGCGGTCTTGAAGAAGCCGTTCATCGCCTCGGGCTTTACCGCCGGCTGGGTCGGAGAAATTGCCGACCGTGACCAGACGGCGACGCCGGATATTTCCGAGCTCTCCTTCCCGACCATGGAGCTTTACGCCATGCCGGCGGCGAGCGCCTCGCTGCTCGATGACGCAGCCGTCGATGTCGAGAACTGGATTGCCTCGGAGATCGACATCGCCTTTGCCGAGCAGGAAGGGGCGGCCTTTGTCGGCGGCAACACGGCGAATACGCCGAAGGGCTTCCTGAGCTATGCCACAGTGGCCGACAATGCCTGGGAATGGGAGAAGATCGGCTATATCGCCACCGGGGTTGATGGCGGCTTCAAGGCCGCCGATCCCTCCGACACGCTGATCGAGACCATCTATGCGCTGAAGGCGGCGCACCGCCAGAACGCCCATTTCGTCATGAACCGGAAGACGCAAGGGACGATCCGCAAGTTCAAGGATGATGACGGCAATTATCTCTGGCAGCCGCCGGCAAGTCTCGGCCAGCCGGCCTCGCTGATGGGCTTTCCTGTAACCGAGGCGGAAGACATGCCGGATATCGGCATCGACACCATGTCGATCGCCTTCGGCGATTTCGCCGCCGGTTATCTGGTCGTCGACCGGGCCGGGGTCAGGATCCTGCGCGATCCCTATTCTGCCAAGCCCTATGTGCTGTTCTACACGACCAAGCGCGTTGGCGGCGGAGTTCAGAACTTCGAGGCGATCAAGCTGGTGAAGTTCGGCGACGCGTAATGCGCCCTGAGCAACGAAATGACCGGCCCCGGCAGTGTCTGCCGGGGTTTTTTGATGGCAGAAGGACGATTTCGCGATGAGCTATGCGCTGATTACGCCCGCGGGCGAAGAGCCGGTGACCCTTGCCGAGGCCAAGGCGTTTCTGCGCCTTGACGGCAGCGATGAGGATGCACTTCTGGCCGACCTCATCACCACGGCGCGGGACTATCTGGAAATGGTAACCGGGCTTTCGCTTGTCACGCAGGAATGGCGGCTTTACCGCGATGACTGGCCGGCGAGCGGAATGATTTCCCTGGCGCATGGTCCGGTGCAGTCGGTCGAAACGGTCACGGTCTATGACAACGATGGCACAGCCTCGGCGCCGTCCCTGACGGAGGCGCGGCTTGATGGCCGGGCGCGGCCGGCGCGTTTCTACCTGCCCGATCTCGCGGGCCGAAGGGCAGGGCTTAACGGGATCGAAGTTGATTTCACCGCCGGGTTTGGTTCCGCGGCCGATGCGCCGGATGTCGCCAAGCAGGCGATCCTTCGCCACGTCGCCCATATGTTTGCCTTTCGCGGCGTCGTTGCCGCCGATCAGCAACCCGCCGGCGCGCCGGATGGTTATGACCGGCTGATCGCGCCGCTGAAGGCCTGGAGGCTTTGATGCTGACGCTTGACCCCGGCGCCTTTTCCGCCCGCCTCGACCTGATGATGCCGATGGCGGCGCCGGACGGACAGGGCGGCGCAACCATCACCTACACGCTTGTCGCGCGGGCCTGGGCCAGAATTGAACCGCTTTCGGTCGCATCCAGCGAAGAGGCCAGTGGTGAGACTTTTCGCGTGACCCATGAAATCTGGTTTCGGGCACGCAGCGATCTCGTGTCGGGCATGCGGTTCGTGGTCGGCGCGCGGGTGTTCCGCCTTGCCGGTTTTCGCGATCCCGATGAGACGGGCCGCTATACCGTCTGCCGCTGCGAGGAGGAGAGGCCATGAGTTCGGCCGAAAATGCGCTTTTGAGCGCGATCCACGCGCGGCTTGCGAATGATGCCGCGCTGACGGCGCTGATCGGGCCGGACGCGATATTCGACCGGCTGCTGAGCCGGCCGCAACTGCCGGCGATCGTCTTCGGCGAATGCGAGACGCGCGACTATTCGACGGCAACCGAGGCTGGCAGCGAACACTTTCTCACGCTCGAGATCTGGTCGGAAGCGCATGGGCGCAAGACGTTGCAGGCGATCGAGGCGCGGGTCAAGGCGCTGCTGCACGATGCGGCGCTTTCGCTTTCCGGGTTCGCTCTCGTCAGTCTGCTGCACAGCAAGACCACGGGGCGGCGTGTGGCCCGCACCGGCTATTTTCTCGCCGAGATGCGCTTTCGGGCCGTGACCGAGCCTGTTTGAACCGTCCTTTCAATTGACCACGGAGATCACGATGACAGCCCAGAAGGCCAAGGATCTGCTGCTGAAACTGCACAATGGAAGCGCCTATGAGACGGTCGCCGGCCTCAGGTCGAAGACCTTGCGCTTCAATGCCGAGACGGTGGACATCACCGATTCCGAGAGCGCCGGGCGCTGGCGCGAACTGCTTGGCGGCGCCGGCATCCAGCGCGCCTCGCTGACGGCGAGCGGCATTTTCAAGGACGCGGCCTCCGACGAGACGGTGCGCGCGGCCTTTTTCGCCGGGGCGCTGGTGAGTGCGGAGATCGTCATCCCCGGTTTCGGCACGCTGACCGGCCCCTTCCAGTTCACTTCGCTCGAATATTCGGGTCAGCACAATGGCGAATTGCAATTCGACGTCGCGCTCGAATCGGGCGGAGCGATCAGCTTTGGAGCGCTCTCATGACGATTGGCGGAAAGGGCGCGCGCGCCAACCGTCATCGTGGCGAGGTGGAGGCGGTGATTGATGGCGAACGCCGCATTCTCTGCCTGACGCTCGGCGCGCTGGCGGAGCTCGAGACGGCGTTTTCCGCGGACGGCCTCGGGGACCTCGGCAAGCGTCTCGGCGCCGGGCGTCTGCGGGCAAAGGACCTGATTGCCATCATCGGCGCGGGGCTTCGCGGCGGCGGCAACGCCATCGACGACGACGAGGTGGCGGCGATGAGCGTGGAGGGCGGCGTTGCCGCCTATGCCAAACTGGTCGGCGAATTGCTGACCTTGACCTTTTCGGGAGGGGAGGCTGAGCGCGCGCCAGCGGGCGCGACACGGCCGGACCCTTCCTAGCCGCAGCGGCAGGTCCCGAACCTCCCGGCGCCGAGCCTTTCCCCTGGCGCTCGGCGCTGCATACGGGGCTTTGCCTGCTGCGGCTGAAACCTGAGGACTTCTGGTCTTTGACGCCGGTCGAATTCGCGGCAATGACCGGCGCTTTCGCGCCCGTTGCGCCCTATCCGACACGCGCGGGGCTGGACGAGATGATGACGCGCTATCCCGACGAAGCGAGGAGAATGTGATGGAACCAGGCGACGATTATGCCGAGGCGGTGAACGGGGCGAGCGCGCTTTATGACGTGCTTGTGGACCTGGAGGCGCAGTCCGACCGGTTTTCGACCGCGATCACCGGTGCGCTGAAGGATGCGACGCTTTCCGGCAAGGGGTTGCAGACCGTCCTGGGCGATCTCGGCCGGCGGCTCTCCGAACTGGCGCTCAATTCGGCGCTGAAGCCGCTTGAGAATGCGATCTCCGGCCAGATCGGCAACCTCGCCGATGGCCTGATCCAGGTCGTTGCCCATGCCAATGGCGGCGTTCCGGGCCGGATCACGCCGTTTGCCGATGGCGGCGTGGTTTCGCGCCCGACCTTTTTTCCGATGAGCGGCGGGCTCGGGCTGATGGGTGAGGCGGGCAGCGAGGCGATCCTGCCGCTGAAGCGCGGACCGGATGGCGCACTCGGGGTTGCCGCATCCGGCGGTGGCGGCGGTCCGCAGATCGTCTTCAATGTCACGGCTCAGGATGCGGCGAGCTTCCAGAAGAGCCAGGGACAGATTTCCGCGATGCTGGCAAGGGCCGTGCGCACCGGCCAGCGCAATCTCTGAGGGAGCCGTCATGAGCGCGAGTTTTCACGAAGTGCGCTTTCCGCTGAGGCTGTCGCTTTCCGTCAGCGGCGGCCCGGTTCGGCGCACGGATATCGTCAGCCTGTCCAACGGGCGGGAGAACCGCAACCAGCGCTGGAAGAACTCCAGGCGCTCCTATGATGCGGGCTCCGCCCTGCGTTCGATCGCCGACCTTTACGAACTGACGGCGTTTTTCGAGGCGCGCGGCGGCGAGCTTTACGGTTTCCGCTTCCGCGATCCGGTGGATTTCAAGTCCTGCGGCCCGCTGGCGGAACCAGGACCGACGGATCAGCGGATTGCAAGCGGCGACGGCGTTACGGCGGCATTTCAGCTCATCAAGACCTATGGCGATGCCGCGGCCTCATTCGTCCGGACGATCGAAAAGCCGGTTGCCGGCTCGGTTCGGGTTTCCGTCGACGGTATCGAGAGCCCGGACTCTGATTTCTCCGTCGATACGACGACCGGCATCGTGACCTTTGCCGCCGGTGCCATTCCGGCAACCGGAGCTGAGATTTTCGCCGGCTTTTCCTTCGATGTTCCGGTCCGCTTTGCGATCGACCGGATCGACATCAACATGAAGGCCTTCAATGCGGGCAGCGTGCCCTCGGTCCCGCTTACGGAGATCATGCCATGAGAACACTGGATGCAGCACTCGCTGCCCATCTCGGGCAGGATGCAACAACGGTCTGTCACTGCTGGCGAATGACGCTCAAGAACGGAAGCGTGCTTGGTTTTACCGAGCATGACCGCGATCTCGTGTTCGCGGGAACACCGTTTCAGGCGGCAAGCGGTTTCCTGTCTTCAGGCTTCGAAAGCGAGGAGGGGCTCGTCGCCAGCACCAATGAGGTCGTCGGCGGCTTTTCCAGCGAGGCTATTTCGCAGGAGGCGCTGGCCCGGGGAGACTATGACGGTGCAAAGGTCGAGGTCTTTCTCGTCAACTGGCAGGCGCCCGAGCAGCATCAGCTTCTCCAGGTTCTCGAGGTCGGCGAGGTATCGCGCGAAGGCGGCAGCTTCAGCGCCGAATTGCGGTCGCTGACTCATCGACTTTCGCAGCCGCAGGGTCGTAGTTTCACGCGCCGGTGCGATGCCGTTTTTGGCGACGCAGCTTGTGGTTTTGATCCGGGATCGCCCGGTTTCTTCGCCACCGGCGCCGTTTACGCAGTTGAAAGCGAGACCCGGCTCGCGATTGCTGCAACAGGTGATTTCGCCGAAGGGTTTTTCGCCCAGGGCGTGGCGCGGTTTGAAAGCGGAGACCTTGCCGGCCGAAGCTTCGATATCGATGCGAACACGCCGATTGCCGGCGGCATGCGGGTCGATCTCTGGTTGCCGCTCGAGCATTTGCCCGAGGTTGGCGATCAGGTGCGCCTGACGGCGGGATGCGACAAGGCTTTCTCCACCTGCCGGACGAAATTCGGCAACCACCTCAATTTCCGTGGCTTTCCGCATGTGCCGGGAGCGGACTTTGCCTATTCCTATGTGAATGGCGAGAGCGCGCATGACGGGAGCGCGCTGTTCAAATGACGGGCATTGGGCTAAGGGTCGTCGCCGAGGCCGAAAAATGGATCGGCACGCCCTATCGGCATCAGGCAGCAGAGATCGGCGTCGGTTGCGACTGCCTCGGTCTCGTTCGCGGGGTCTGGGGCGCGCTCTACGGTACGGTGCCGGGCATTGAGACGCCTTATGCGGCCGACTGGGCCGAGCGCAGCGGAACCGAACGCTTGGCTGAGGCCGCGGCCCGCTATTGCGGTCCGCCTCTTCCTGAAGATCAGATGATGCCCGGCGATATCCTTCTGTTTCGCTGGCGATCGCAGTTTGCGGCAAAGCATGCGGGGATCCTCAGCGGGCCGGACCATTTCATCCACGCTTATGAGCAGGCGGGCGTCATCCGCTCGCCGCTTGTGCCGTCTTGGCGGCGCAGGATCGCCGGCGTTTATCGGTTTCCCGCGCTTTAGCCGGAGGGCACCGACCCCGGCCGCGCAAGGGCGCAGTTCCTGAAAATTCAAAACGCATATCGTGCCGGCCAAAGGCGGCGGGCGCGTTGTTCTTCTCATCGAGGTCCAACTGATGGCAACAATCGTTTTTCAGGCCGCCGGCGCAGCACTTGGCTCTGTTCTCGGACCGTTCGGCGCGGTTGCCGGGCGGGCGTTGGGGGCGCTTGCCGGCGCCGCGGTCGACGGGTCTGTCTTTTCCGATGGCCGCAGGGGCGCCAGTCGGCATCTGCCGACGGCGCGGGTTGGCGGCGTTGAAGAGGGCGTCGCCATCCCGCGCGTCTACGGCACGGCGCGCATCGGCGGCACGCTGATCTGGGCGACCCGGTTCGAGGAGGAGGTGGTCGAGGAGCGCACAGGCGGCAAGGCGTCAGGTTCGACGCTCGAGAGCTTTGCCTATTTCGGCAATTTCGCCTTCGGCATTTGCGAGGGACCCGTGGCCGCGATCCGGCGGGTGTGGGCGGATGGCCGCGAACTGGATCTTGCGAGCGTTGAAATGCGCTTCTATCCGGGCGATGACAGCCAGTTGCCGGATCCCCTGATCGAGGCCAAGCAGGGCGAAGGCAACGCGCCGGCCTATCGCGGGCTCTGCTATGTTGTCTTTGAACGCCTGCCGCTCGACAGTTTCGGCAACCGCATCCCCGTGATCCAGTTCGAGGTGCTGAAGCCGACCGGCGCGCTCGAGAGCCAGGTGAAGGCCATCGCCATCATTCCCGGCGCGACCGAGCACGGGCTCTGCCCCTTTCCGGTCACCGAATCGCTCGGCAGCGGCAGCCAGCGGGTCATGAACCGCAACACGCTCACCCGCGCGACCGACTGGGAAGCCTCGATCGATGAACTGACGGCGCTTTGCCCCAATCTGGAGCGCGTGGCGCTGGTCGTCGCCTGGTTCGGGTCTGATCTGAGAGCGGGGGAATGCCGCATTCTGCCAGGCGTGGAAACGCCGTTTCGCGCCGAGGAAAGCGCGCCCTGGTCCGTTTCCGGCATCGCGCGCGATGCGGCCCATGTGGTGAGCACGCATGAGGGCGGGCCGGCCTATGGCGGAACGCCGAATGATGCCGGGTTGATGGCCGCGATCGCCGACCTGAAGGCGCGCGGGCTGAAAGTGTTCCTCTACCCCTTCATTATGATGGATGTGCCGGCGGGCAACGGCCTGCCCGACCCCTATGGCGGCGCGGAACAGGCGGTCTATCCCTGGCGCGGTCGCATCACCTGCCATCCCGCCAGGAGCGTGTCCGGCACGAGCGACAGGACTGCGGCGGCGAGAGCGCAGGTGGAGGCTTTTCTGGGCACGGCCGAGCCGCATCACTTCACGCCGGGACCGACCGGTGTTGCCTTTGCCGGAACGGATGCCGGCTATCGGCGTCTCGTCCTGCACTATGCGCATCTGGCCGCCGCCGCCGGAGGCGTTGACGGCTTCATTATCGGGTCTGAACTGAAGGGGCTGACCTCGATCCGCGATCACAATGATTCCTTTCCCTTCGTCGAGGGACTGATCGAGCTTGCGGGCGACGTGCACGGCATTCTGGGGCCGGAGGCAGCACTCACCTACGGCGCGGACTGGAGCGAGTATTTCGGCTTTCATCCCGACGATGGCAGCGGCGATGTCTATTTCAACCTCGATCCGCTGTGGGCAAGCCCTGACATTTCCGCCGTTGGCATCGACAACTATATGCCGTTGTCGGACTGGCGCGATGACGACCTTTCCTCGGCAAATCCGGACGGTTTCAGAAGCGCGACCGATCCGACGGGGTTTGAGGGACAGATCGCGGCGGGCGAGGGGTATGACTGGTACTATGCCGACGAGACGGCGCGGGCGGCGCGAGAGCGGACCCCGATCACCGACGGGCTCTCGGGCAAACCGTGGGTCTACCGGTACAAGGATCTCGAGGGTTGGTGGTCGAACGCGCACTACAACCGGATCGGCGGCAGCGAGGCGACTGTCGCCTCCACCTGGGTTCCGATGGAAAAGCCGATCTGGTTTACCGAACTCGGATGTCCCGCTGTCGACAAGGGGAGTTGCCAGCCGAATGTCTTTGCCGATCCGAAATCGGCGGAGTCCGCCTATCCCCATTTTTCGAACCGCCGCCGTTCCGACGACGAGCAGCGCCGTCTTCTCGAGGCGCATCTCGGCCACTGGTCTGGCGCCGGAGCGCCAGCCGGCATGGTCGATGCGGATCACATTTTCCTCTGGTGCTGGGACATCCGGCCCTTTCCGGCCTTTCCCCAGAACGACGCCTTGTGGAGCGACGGTGCCAACTGGACGACGGGGCATTGGCTGAACGGAAGGCTGGGCGCAACGACGCTCGCCGACGCCGTTCGGGCGCTGCTTGTCGACCACGGCTTTCATGATTGCGACACGCGGCTCTTGAGCGGTGACCTGACCGGTTACCTGCAGGCAGATATCGATGCAGCGCGCGATCTGATCGAGCCGCTGCTTTCGCTCTATTCCGCCGACTGTATCGAAACGGCGGAGGGGCTGGTGTTCCGGTCGCGCCAGCGCGCCAGCCTGCCGTCGCGCGTGATCGATATCATCGCGGAGCGCGAGGAGAGCACCGGCCCGTGGCGGGAGACGCGGCGTCACGACAGCGATCTTCCGGGCGAGGTTGCCGTCACCTATCTCGATCCGGGCACCGATTATGAACAGGCAAGCGCCCGCGCGAGCCGCGCGATCGCGGCAAATGACCGGGTGCTCCGGTTCGGATTGCCAACGGTTCTCTCCGAGGCGACGGCGCTGGAGCGGGCCTCCGCGCTGCTGCGTGAGAGCCGATCCGGCTTGCGGACCCTGCAGCTTGAGCTGTCGCTGCAGGAGCGCGCCCTGGAAATCGGCGATGTGTTCCAGCTTGAGGGCGGACCGGCGGGACGCTTCATGGTGACGCGGCTTGAGATTGCCGACACGATCCGGGTGGAGGCGCGATCCTTTTCGCCTTCTGCCGGAAATGTCGTTCGGGCCTCAGAAAGCGCGCGGCTTGCCAGCGAGACGGCGTCAGAAGGTTTTTCGCCGCGCGTCATCTTCCTCGATCTTGCGCGCGACGGGCAGGGGCCAACTGAGGATTTCGCCCGTGTCGCCGTGTTCTCGAGGCCTTTCCGGCGTGCGTTTGTCGCCTCCTCGTCGACGGATGAAGGCTATCAGCCGGGCGCCGTCATCGACAGGCCGGCGTCGACGGCGAGGCTTGCCGCGCCACTTCTTCCCGGGGCAAGCGGGCGGTTCGATTTTCGCGGTTCGCTGATTATCGATCTGGACTTCGGCGGGCTCTCATCGGCGAGCAGAACCGCAGTCTTGAACGGCGAGAACCGGATAGCAATCAAGGCGGGCAATGGCGTGTTCGAGATCATCGGTTTCCTGCAGGCCACGGAGATCTCATCGGGTCGCTTTCGGCTGGAGGGACTGTTGCGCGGTCTTCACGGCACCGAGGACGCCATGCTGGCGGGCGCCGACACGGGGAACGACGCCGTGGTTCTCAACGCCTCCGTTGTTCCGGTCGGGCTGGATAGCCGACATTTCGGGCTGATGCGCAACTATGTTGTCGAGACCGCCCATGGCCAGGCTGATCCGCGCGGACCCTATCCGTTTGCCGGGGGCATCCGGGCGGAGACGCCCTTTTCGCCGGTGCATCTAACCGTTCGGCGCCTCGTTTCCGGCGATTTGTCTTTCAACTGGGTGCGCCGCTCCCGCCTCGACGCCGATGACTGGGCCGCCGCCGAGATCCCGCATGACGAAGAAATCGAAGCCTACCGGCTGGAGATTTTTGACGGCGCGACGCTGTTGCGCAGCAGCGAGACCCTGGGGCCGGAGTGGCTCTATCCGGCGGCTGATCAGATTGCCGATTTTAGCGCCCCGGCGATCCATTTTTCAGTCCGGCTTCGTCAACTGGGGCGGAAGGTGCCGCTCGGCACGGCGCTTGACCGGGAATTTTCACTTGCAGTCTGAACAGAAAGGAAACGGCATGGATTATACGAAAAAGTGGTATCTCTCGAAGACGGTATGGGGCGCGCTCCTTGCCATCGCCGCACCCCTCTTCCAGATGGGCGGCATCTATCTGGACGACGGCACGCAAAGCGAGCTTGCCGCCTCCATCGCCACGCTCGCTGGCGCCTCCGGCGGGCTGGTCGCGCTTTTTGGCCGGATCTCGGCCAGGGGCACGCTGAGCCGCTGACGCGCAGCGTAATCGCAGGCTGCCGTGGTCGAAAACACCGCGGCAGCCGATCATTTAGCCTGCACCGGCGGGACTATTCATTTGCAGTTCAGCCAACTATTCTTATCAGTCAGAGTTGAGTGAATTTCTTTGGGAAACTTTGTGATGTTCAAGACAATGCACGCATTGCGGATCGCGCTGGCGACCGGCCTGCTGATTGCGTTCCAGACCGGCGGCGCTATCGCTGCCGATTGTGCCGCGGCGGCTGCGGCGGTCGTCAGGAGCACCGGCGGGGAGCTTTTGTCGGCGGTGCCGGCCCAGGGCGGCAACAGCTGCCAGGTCACGGTGATCATTCCGGCGAAGGATGGCAACATGCCGCGCAAGATTACCCAGACTGTTCCCGCAAGCTGA